CGCAGCATCAACGCATGCAAAGTCCGATCTAACCATCGACCAGCATCGTTATGCCGCAAAATTAGTAGAGGACATAGCGAGTGTTCAATCAATCCCTGGACTTTTTGAAAAAGAAGTATCTGGCATGGGTTACGCTTTAGCTAAGACTTATGATGCGTTTATCGAATCAAAAGTCGAAGCAGCTACTACTAATAGTACAGCTCTTGGAACAGACAATGTAATTACAGCAGCAGAAATTCGTGGGGGCATGAAAACCCTTATGGAAGCTGATGTAGACACTAATCAGTGTCATTTCGTTGTTTCTCCAGCGCTTTACACCGCAATGCTCGGAATCTCAGATTTCGTGGATGCTTCTAAAATGGGCGCAGGCCCATCTGGATTGTTGAATGGACAAATCGGGATGCTTTACGGCATGCCAGTTCTGCACTCAACAGTCATGGGAACATCAGCCTCTACAGGAGTGGAAGTTGGCTACATTTTTCATCCAAGTGCGGTTTCAGCAGCTCGACAGTTAGACCCGAGAGTTCAATCAGAGTATTCTGTTGACTTTCTTGGAACTAAAGTCGTAGCAGACATGCTCTACGGAGCAGTTACAGTTTTTGAGGGTCGAATTCAGGAATTCAAGAATCCTTAATCACTAACAAAATAGGAGTTATATGGGGGGTGTTTTTCATCCCCCATTCCTTAATTATGTTCAGAACATTCGATTATAAATGTAAAAATTGTGAAAAAGTCTTTGAATCCATGACTAAAGTGGATGAAAAGGCTCTGTGCGCTTGTGGGTCTACTGATCTTATAAAGCTAATGAGCGCACCTTTATTTGAATTAAAGGGTAATGGTTGGCCTGGAAAAGAGTTCAAGGCTCAATCCGACTGCAAGCGTATGGCTAATGGTCAAACAATATAGTGTAGTCTAATCCTCTTTAATTGAAGTCTATTAACAGGGGAAACTAAATGGCTAATTACAATTCAGATTATACTGGAGCGCAAATTGACAGCGCAATATCCAGAGCAAACTCAACCGATGTAACCGCAGGAACAGTCGCAGCAAGTAAGGCTGTTGTCGTTGATTCCAACAAAGATATAACAGGATTCAGACACATCACTGCTACTGGTACGGTTACAGCAGCAAATGTATCACTCACAGGAAATGTAGATTTAGGTGATGCCAGTGGCGATACTGTCACGATCACAGGGTCTATTGACTCCAATCTTATACCAGCCACAGACGATACTTACGATATAGGTTCTGCATCCTACGCCTGGCAAGATTTATTCTTAGAAGGTGACATCACATTATCAGATGCGGGAACTATTGCTACCACAGCGGGAGACTTAACCATAAATGCAGGATCAGGTGAAATTGTTTTTGGTAACGAAAATTTAACCACTACAGGCACAATCGACAGTGGAAG